TTATAACTTTTATATTCATGACGCAAGCTTGTTATGGTGGTTAATATTTGCCTGTATTTTTATTTTTTCGAGATATTAATGGAAATTTTATTTAGATATTTAGTGTTTGATGATTTGGGCGAACCTATTCGTAGGTTTAGAACAAAACATGAAGCTGAATGTTATGTATTACACAGACCTAACCATCGTATTAAAAAATTGCCGCCATTACCAAAAGAAAATGTATTTGATTTGATAACAGACGAGCCATTATTTTGAGCCACACATTAATTATTATTACAGGATTGATTTATAGTTACATAAGCGTTGAACAATTTTTTTTAGGCAATAATGGCATGGCTATTTGTTATTTTGGTTATGCTATAGGCAATGCTGGTTTGTATTTAATGGCAAAATAAAGGAAAAATATGATTGAACAAGACAAAAGAAGTTTTATGAAAATGATGAATGCTGTTACCGAAATGTATGACCAGCAAAATATGGGTTTAGATATTATGCGTGTTTGGTTTTCTAAATTACAGCATCTAGATTTTAAAACTGTAAGCCAAGCATTTGATATTTACACATCTAAACATAGCGTAGCACCAACCATAAACGACATTCTTAAGCTATGTCCAGCTAAATCTGAATTTACTAAAATTGCGCCACCTAAAATGGCAAAAGAAGAAAGCAAAGAATATTCAGAAAAGATGTTATATGCCATTGAAAAAGCGCCAAAGCCAACTACCGATCCAAAAGCTTGGGCTAAAAAAATTATTGCTAATCCTAAAAACTATCCATCGATTTCTTTAAAAACTGCAAAGGAAGCTCTATCAACTAGAGATGTCAGAGTTTAGGTGGAAAAAATATGGAAATTATGCGATAACTTGCAACGGATATTCGATTGCGAAGTATAAAATTGCGAATAGCGCAAAATATATATTATGGGATTTGCCTAATACGCAAATAAAAATATTTAATACACCACAAGAGGCTAAACAATATGCAATGGATTATCACAAAACAAAACCTACCTTTCCTAGTGGCGAAGCTAGAGGCTCTAGATTACTCAAAGAAATGGAAAATCGTTCTTACGGAAAATAAAGATGTGCGCACTAATGAACAAAATGATCGTTTATGGGCTATGTATAAAGCTATAGGCGATTATCTTGGTTATAGCCAAGACGAAATACATAAGATGATGAAATACAAATTTTTAAGGACAGAACGCATTATAAATGATGAAGTGTTTGAAGTTCTTAAAAGCACCACAAAATTGTCGGTAGAGGACATGACCCAGTATCAAGAAAATATCGAAGCATGGGCGGCGACTGAAATTGGATTTAGCTGGCAATGAATAAAGATGAAAAAAAACATTATGAAAAATTATCTCAAATTGGGTGCATTGTGTGTCGCAATCTTGGTTTTGGTTACTCTCAACCTCATATTCACCATATTAGACATGGCGCTGGGGCTGGTCAAAAAAGCCATTGGTCTTGTGCCATTCCACTTTGCCCAATGCATCATCAAAATGGTGGATACGGAATCGCGCTCCATGCAGGTCAAAAAACATTTGAAGCAAAGTATGGAACAGAATCGCAACTTTTACAACAAACACTAGACCTTTTGTAGTAGAATAATTATTGCATAAATTAAATTTTTAATAAGGATAAGATATGAAGATAGAATATAAAAAAATAATAGATCTCATACCGTATGAAAAAAACAGTCGCATACACACAGATGCTCAATTAGATCAAATAGCCGCTTCTATTAAAGAGTTTGGCTTTAGAAATCCTGTTATTGTTGATGGGGATAATATTCTTGCAGGTCACGGCAGAGTTGAAGCCGCTAAAAAATTAAACATTGAAGAAGTTCCAACAATCAGCGCATCAGATTTAAATGATGATCAAAAAAAAGCGTTTATTATTGCAGACAATAAAATTGCTCTCAATGGTGAATGGGACGAATCATTACTTATTCAAGAAATAGAAGATTTAAAGCTCGCAGATTTTGATATTAGTGTTTTAGCTTTCGATCCTTCAGAGCTTCAGGTTAAAGACATTGATTACTCTATTTTAGATCAACATGATCTTGGCTCACAGTTAGATGACATGGCAAAAGGCGTAAGAAAAGCAATTCAAATAGAGTTTGAGCCTGAACACTATGAGCGTGCGCAGTTAGCTGTTAAATTTTGGCGCGATCAAGACGCTTATGTTGGTTATATGATGTTAGAATATCTCGAACGCGAAATGAAAGCTGTCAAAGATCAAGGCTTATGATTTGTTATATACCTACAAAATCAAGACAAAATACTAAAACATATAAATTATTCGAAGAAGCAGGAATAGAGTTTATACACTTTATCGAGCCTCAAGAGTTTGATTCTTACGATGTTCCTAACAAAATTAACATTGAACAGAACGATAAAGGAATTGTGTATGTTCGAAATTTTATGCTGGACTACGCGAGACAGCACAATCATGATTGGATTATCATTTGTGATGATGATGTCACAGGGTTCGGTATCTTTAACGGCAAAACTGTTAATCTCGGTGCAAAAATTTGGTTCGAGATTTTTGAAAAAGCTTCAAAACTTCCATTTGAGTTAGTCGGCATTAATTACACACAGCACGCTTGGCACGAAAAAACTTCTTATTCTATTAATCGTAAATATGCTGAAGTTTGCGTATTGATTAATACAAAAAATATCACATGGAAATATAGAGAGCAGTTTAAATTTAAAGAGGATAGAGACTTCGCCCTTCAAACTATTAAACGAGGCAGTGGCACACTAAGATTCAATCATTATTGGTTTGCATGTCCTAATGTTGGCACTAATTCCGGTGGGCTTCATGAAGACTACAAAGCAAAACGAGATGAGGAAGCGGCTATAAAAATGGTAAAAGAGTGGCATCCATTCCTAACGCTTCAGAGCAAAAATGGTCGTATAGATATTAAGTCTGATATAAAAGGATTTGCATCTCATTATAAAAAGGTCGTCAAATGAAGCGTGTTGATTTAGTTTTATATGAGCATAATATAAAGATTGGTGATACATGCGGAAATTTAAAACCAAATGTCACTGAGGATAGCATTTTTTACGCTGATGGTGAGCCGATTGGCTTTTACTTGAAGGAAGCGCCTACAAAATTAAAACAATTAGCTGAAATCGCAAATGCAGAGCTTTTATCTGATAGAGTTCCTAAAGAAGTTATGAGCCGTGGACCTAATAGCGAGTTTTTTAAAAAAATGCTTGCAGAAAAAGGTATGAAACATGTAGATCAATTTAGCACTATTTTGGGAAGCTGTGCGCCTAGACCTCATATGCGTATGCCATATCCAAGAATTTCAAGAGTGCATGAAGTCGAATCTGCACAAACATTTATCAAAGCAATGTTGCTTGCCTGTCATGAAGCGGAAGAACTCATTAAGGAATTAGCCCCAAATGTATACGAAAAACAGCTTAAAGCAGTGGAAGAAAATGTTCCTCCTCGTTTCAGATTTGGTAGATTGTTTACTTCTAGCATCTCTAATTTCAATATTGCCGCTAATTATCATATCGATGGTGGAAATCTCAAAGACTGCGTTAATGTAATTATTGCAAAGAGAAGTAATGCTAAAGGTGGTAACACGACTGTGCCTGATTATGATGCGACAGTAGACAGCTCGGATAATTCTATATTAGTTTATCCTGCTTGGCGCAATGTTCACGGAGTGACGCCGATTATACCACTGAAAGAAAATGGCTATAGAAATACTTTAGTGTTTTACGCGCTTAAAGCTTTCAAGAATCATTGGTAAAATGCCTACTGTTCCTACGAACACCAAATGCAGGGAGTTAGGTTGCCCCAATCAGAAAACTTACCGCTCAACATTCTGCGCCGATCATGGAGGCGGAATGACCGATAAGGGTAAAGAGAATAGTAAACTATACTCGACTGGATACTGGAAGAAACAAAGAATCATTCAATTAAGTAAAGAGCCGTTATGTGCAGCATGCCTCCTAGAAGGCAAAGTGGTCCAAGCTGTTCATATAGACCATGTGTTTCCACATAGACAAGATCAAAACAAATTCAAAACAAATATATTTCAAAGCCTATGCCAACCACATCATACTTTGAAAACACAAGAAGAAAATCAAGGTAAATATTTACACTATTCATCAAACGGAATAATTGAATACACGGATGTGGACTATGCAGTCAAGATTGCTAACGAAGCAGAATTTACGCAAAATATATAAATTGTGTGCATCATTGCCACCGTTTAATGAGATGCAAATGCCCCAGCCACATAAAATTAGCTTTAGCGTCATAGATACAAACGAAGTATTTGGTTACTTTCACACAGAGCCAATGAGAATAGAAATAGATAAAATGTGCGACACATGGGATCATATATTCCAAACTATGATGCATGAATGCATCCATGTGGCATTATATAAGGCTAATCATTCAGACTTTGATCAACATGAGGTCAAATTTAATAGAATAGCTAAACGAATATGCGATATGTATAAATTTGATATAAAGGAGTTTTAATGAATAAATTTGTATTATTTGTATCAGCATTAATAGTTGGTGGTTTATTAGCAGTTTTAACTGATTACGCTTTTGCGGCAGATACTAATATTACTACGAATATGAAAGGCATGCCAGTTCCTTCAGCTATGGCCCCTTCTATTTCTACTATGAATCCAAAGATTTGTAAAACAGGGGTAAGTGGCGGAGCTAACACAGGTGTTGTTTCTATTAGCGGTGGATTTACAGTAGAAGATGAAAACTGCGCAAGAGTGGTTAAAGCCGAAACTTTATCTAATCTAGGATTAAAAGTAAGTGCGGTAAGTTTGATGTGTCAAGATGAAGCTATATGGGAAGCAATGGAAATGGCATCTAGCCCTTGCCCATTCGGTGGCGCTTTAGGTGATGTTGCTAGACGCGCTTGGTTTAAACGATACCCTGAAAGATTTTATAAGTTATATGGTTCGGACTTTAAGCTTCCTGTTATTGCTGATAAGCAGTAATGCTTATGCTTGGTATTGCAATTATGTTCCTGATAGCAATGGATACATAACAAATTTACAATGCTATGGTATAGATGATGAAACTGCGCTTACAGGATATTGGTGTCCTTATTATCCTAATGATCCAATATGCGCACCTTACATTCAGCCTGTTTGCATAGACGCTACAGAAACTAGAACCTTATCATGCCCTGTAAATTATTCAGGTGCATTAAATCAAGTTAGGTATTATACTTGTAGCGCAAGTAGTTGGTCAGATTGGATAGATGCGTCAAATAATTGTGTTGCTGATCCACCAACCTGTATATCAACAACAGAAACAAGGGCTTTATCATGCGCGAGTGGTTACGAAGGATTGATAACGGAATTAAGAATTTCCCAATGCTCCGATCCGTATGGCATGCCAACTTGGACATCTTGGTCGGAAATATCCAATACTTGCAATATGACATTGGACAATCAGAACAATGTAACAAGTCCTGTGAGTGTAATAAGCCCAATCAATCCGAACGGGATACTCAACACAAGTGTTACGCCTACGATAACCGAATCTGTAATTGCACAGGCAGAGATTGTGCAGACATTCAGTAACGAACTGAATAGCACTACAAGCGAATCTAAAAAAGAAGATACCAAATCAGAGGATAAGAAAGATGTAGAGATTGTTCCTGGATTAGGAATAGTTTTAAGTTTGGCTTTATTACAAAGCTCAAACAATTTAACTCAACCGAATATGGTTGATTCTTATAATTTAACGCAGGAAAATGATTATGGACTTCAACAAGGAATTTATATGGGGCTTATCTCTGAAACAAGTATTTCTGATAGGTTCAACGCTTATAGCAGTCGTAGGAACGCCGATTTATTATGGAATTACGACTTTCAACAAAATGCGTTCGGTCGTTGATTCATACGATGAAAGCAAAGTGCAGGCATTAGAGATACAAATGAAAGCTCAACAAGAGCGTTTACTATCTATTCAAGATGGAAGCATTAGAATTAACGAAAAAGCATCAGACGCTATTGCATTAGCTAGAGAAACATCAGCTATTGCTAGAGGATCACAAAGAGAAGTAGAAGCGTCTTTATCAAGCGTTCGATCAGAGGTTAAAGCTCAATTAGATGGCTTAAATACTCAAATGAAGGCTATACAAAAATCAATGACTAACCCAATAGGAAATTAATTATGTTCTCATTATTATCATCAATACTAGGATTTGCTACTGCTGGACTTCCAAGCATACTTGGATTTTTTCAACAAAAAGGCGATCAAAAGCATGAGCGAGAAATGGCTCAATTACAAAATGCTCAACAAATGGCAATGGCACAGGCTGGATTTGTAGCTCAAGAAAAGATTGCGGCAAT